ATGTGTGGATTCCCGATGAATACGTTGTAGCTGCTACAAAATGGATTAGTTTTTCTGATTTTACGGGTAAAGAGTGCTATGTGGGTGTTGACCTGGCTTCAAACGTTGACCTTACGGCTGTGAGTTACCTCTGGGTTGTTGATGATATATATAATTTCATCACGGAATATTATGTGCCGAGGGAGACACTTTCAACAAGAGTACATGCAGATATTGAGCTTTATAAAATATGGGCCGGGAATAAATATTTAAAAACTACCGCAGGCAATGTAACGGATTACGACTACATAACAAGAGACTTGCTGGCCGTTGATGCTCAATCCGGCATCGAAACGGTCTATTACGACAAGTATAATGCTACATCTTGGGCAATTCAATGCACGGACCAGGGATTACACCTTGAACCGTTTGGGCAGTCTATTGGAAATTTCAATAACTGCACCCGTGCATTTGAACGGTTGATACTTGGTGGTCAGGTTGTCATTGACGACAACCCTATAACCAGGTATTGCCTTCGTAATGTGGAGTTACGGTTTGACTATAATGCAAACTGCAAACCTAATAAGTTAAATGAGAAGCGCAAAATAGACGGTGTTATCAGTATGCTTCAGGCTCTTGCCGCCTATATAGACGCTTCTTCATCATATAAAGGCACAAATATATTCTGATGGCAAACAATATTTTCAGGCGGGTACTGGACGCTTTCAAAACAGAAAAAAGAGGAGTTTCATATTCCCCAACTAATGCTGTGGGATTGCCCTACGGGTTTGCAAGTTATCCGCTATCGGTGCAGCTATCCCTCCAGCTTTCAGCAACATATCGTTGTGTGGATGTGATTTCTGATGCTATTGCCTCCCAGACATGGGAAATACTGAACTATATCGAGGGTGGATGGACTTCTGACCCGCTTGACCCTATTGCGTATATGATGAATCAGAATCCCTCCCCGTCAATGTCCCGTTACTCGCTGATGAAAACGCTTATAGCTAAGGTGCTGTTGGAAGGTAATGGTTATATGATCATTAACCGTTCCTACCCGATGAGTGATCCTTATTCTTTTACGCTGGTAAATGATACTGTCAAAACATTCCAACGGACAGACGGGACGCTGTATTATGTAGTTGGTAAGCCCGGAAAGGAGTTTACTGTTGACGGAACGGACATGATCCACATATTGAACTTCACTTATGATGGTTTGACGGGTGTTTCAACACTTCGTCACGCTGCAAACAGTATATCGCTGGCTTATTCATCTGAACAGTCGGCTCAGGGCTTTTTCAGTTCAGGAGCTAATATGTCAGGGATATTACAGACGGAGGGCAAGTTGACGAAAGAGAAGGCAGACGGGATAAAGGCAAGCTGGGCGCAGGCGTTCAATGTGACAAGTGGAGTACCGGGAGGGATAGCAGTTATGGAAGGAGGACTTACTTTCACTCCTATTACCGTCAATCCGAAGGATGCACAGATGCTTGAAACACGGAAATACAACGTAATAGACATTTGCAGGTTTTTTGGTGTGCATCCATCGAAAGTGTTTGATGACAGCAACCTTACATATTCAAATATTGAGAGTTTTCAGTTGGGGTTCATAACCGACACAGTGACTCCCTGGGACTGCAAAATTGAGTCAGAGTTCAATCGCAAGATATTCCGGCCATCAAAGGCAATTAAAAAACGGTTGAACCTTAATATCAGTGAGCTTATGCGGGCTAATCTTGACGCAAGAGCCAATTATGTGAGTAAAATGTTTCAATGTGGTGGTTTTACTGTTGACGAGGTACGCAGGGAGGCAGGCAACCCGCCTACTAAGGGAGGTGATAAGGCTTATGTTCCTATGGCCCTGATCCCTGTTGACGCTCCGATAACTGTTAATAAGAAAGTAGATAAAAACATTAAAATAGGAAATGATGGAGAATAGAGAGATTAGGATTATCAAAGAAGAAGATTCTGAGATCAGGATTGCGCCTGATTCTCGGAATGTTGAAGGCATAGGGATTGTCTTCAATAAAGAATCCGAAGATTTGGGAGGGTTCACCGAAAAAATAATCCCAGAGGCTATTGAAGGGGTTATTGCTAAGTCAGATATTTTGGCTTTGGTTAATCATGATCAGAGCAGGGGATTACTTGCAAGATCACAGAAAGGGAAAGGGACACTGAATTTCGATGTTAATACACGTAATGTCAAATATTCATTTGAGGCTCCGAAGTTTCCTTTGGGTGATGAACTGGTTGAAGGCATAAGGAGAGGCGATATTAAAGGAAGTTCCTTCGCTTTCTCCATTGCTGAGGAGGAATGGGATTGGAAACGCAAACCAGTGCCGTTGCGAACTATTAAAAAATTTGATTTGATTTATGACATGAGTCCATGTTATAGACCGGCATACGCCGATACAACGGTGGCACTCAGAAATTTGGAACAGATTAAAAAAGATACAGAGATAAAAGATAATTCAGAACAGCTCAAAGAGGTTGCGGAACCGGAAGTGAGGGTTGATGACACAGATACTAAGCCTGTAGTAGGCGTTGAACCTGCTATAGAGCCTATAGTTGAAAGGATTGAACCGGAAGTGAAGGTCGAGGAGCCTGCTAAGGAGCAAAAAGTTAATAATTTAATACATAAAACGATGACAATACTTGAATTACAAGACTTGAGGGCGCAGGCCATCGAGCAGAATGACAAGATTCAGGCACTCAAGAGAACTGAGAATAGGACACTGACCGAAAAAGAAGAGGCCATTGTTGCTATGAACAATCAGAAGATCAAAGAGTGTGACCTGGAGATCGAAACCGAGTCCCGCAAGGCAGGGACAGGCAGGTTCGTGGGGCCGCTTATTAAGATAGCTTCAGAGAAAGAATCATTTTCTCTTATTAAGGCTATCCGTGCAAAGATAGATCAAAGAGAAATGCCGGGAGTTGCACGTGATGTATTCACTTTAGGGAAGAAGGAATTTCGTGATTGTGGAATAAATCCCTCAGGAGACATTGTTATTCCTTCTGAAGTACGTGCCGATCTTCTTGCTGGTGCAGGCGGTACAGGTGTGGGAGCTGAGATTGTGGCCGAAGATAAAAAGGCGATTATCCCTCCGCTTGTTGATAAACTGGTATTTTCGAAAGCCGGGGCTACTTATATGACAGGGTTGGTTGGGAATGTATCTGTTCCTTCTTATGCCGGAACAGCTGTTGCGTGGAAGACTGAGATTGCAGCCGCTACCGATGGTGCGGGTGCTTTCACTGATGTTGATTTTACACCTTTAAGGCTTACGGGTTATATAAACGTCTCCAAGCAATTTTTGCTTCAGGATGGTGTAGGTGCTGAAACCCTTTTGCTTGACAATATCGGGTCAGCGGTTGCAAGGATGCTCGAAAAGACAATTCTTGGTCCTGCTACACTTGTGGCTAACACCCAGCCTTCCGGGATAGGGTACAAGCTACATGTGTCTAACGGTGGTGGTGTTGCTGTGCTTACCGGTGCGACAATTACTAATGCCGCACTGATAGGACTTGAAACAACCGTTGATACTGCTAACGCTCTTGATGGTAATCTTGCTTATATCACGAATGGTATTGCAAGGGGATTGTTAAAGGGGATAGACAAGGGAACCGCTAATGATACAGGATTTTTCCTTTGCAGTGAAGATAACAAGATCAATGGTTATCCGCTTCTGGTTACTAACAGCATTGTCAGTACATACGGTGCTGGCGGTGACGGTAATATGGTTGTCTTTGGCAACTGGAAAGACCTTTGTATCGCTCAGTGGGGAGGTTATGATATAACCGTTGATCCCTACACAATGGCAGGTACAGCACAGGTGAAGATCGTAATTAATGCGTTTTTCGATGCTAAGGGCCTCCGGGGGTTGACGGGAGCTGGAGCTACTCTTGATGAATATGCAGTTTCATTTGCTGCTCTTTCAATTAAGTAATTAATTAGGGCTTGGGGCGGGCAACTGCCCCACCCTTAAATATTGATAAAATGGCAAAGAAGGGACATTTTTTTTCTTGGACAGGTTACGCTGCCCAGAAATTAGTTTCTGCAACGGTTGAAGATGCGGCCAAGCAGGATATTGTATTGACATTTACTGACATCAGACCTTTTAGAGATGCGGTTTTTGGGGACTTTACCACAACGGGAACGGTTAAGACTGTTGATTCAGTAACGCTGGATTATGCAGCCAAAACCGTTACTGTTCATGTTACCGTTGCATTTGCCAACGGCAACCCAATAAATTGTGTTTACGATCCTCCTATAAAAGGAGCTACAATCACAATACCGGTGACTAACAATGTAGTATAATGGCAGCATATCTGAAACTGGCAGACATCAAGGCTCATCTGAGAGTTGACTTCGATGATGATGACGCTTATATCATGGATTTGATGGACATGGTTGAGGAGCTGGTGCTTACTGAAATACAAGGGACAGTTACCGGTGATGGCACTGTTGAAACGGCTGGCACTACTGCTTTGGTGGGTACAGATACCAACTTTGAAGATTTCACAGTTGGTGAGACGGTAACTGTATCGGGTGAGACGGTGCGGACTATTTTGACCATTACTGATAATACTCACCTTACAGTTAGCGTGGCATTCGATAACACAGATAGCGGACTTAGTTATGTTGTTTCAACAAAGAAATTACTCGTTGGTACTGACACTGCCTTTACGGATTTCACTGCCGGTGATACTATCAAAGTCGAAGATGAAACAATCCGAACTATTGCATCTATAATTGATGAT